TGATGGTGTGACAGGGCCTTGAAAACCGTTTGCCTTGAGGATAAATAATTTTGCGGCTTACTGTGCCCGGGTGGCGAAATTGGTAGACGCACTCTTCGCGGGCGTGCTGGTTCGAATCCATTCCCGGGCACCAGATTTATTCCTGAGACCTCGCAGATTCGCGAGGTTTTCTTTTTGCCCTTCGCATTCTCCGGGACCGATAAATTGAAATCGAAGCTCATTTGAAATAATTTATTACAAATAGAGTCTATATAGGTGTTTGCAAAAATCGAATCTTATAGGTAAAATTTCATCTCTCTGTTGCCCGGGTGGCGAAATTGGTAGACGCACTAGCTTCAGGTGCTAGCGCCTTCACGGGCGTGCTGGTTCGAGTCCAGTCCCGGGCACCAGACCTACTTGTCATATCTCGTTAAGCCTCGGTTTAACGGGATTTTTTGTTGTCCGTTTTGGCATATCTCGTTATATTCAGGTTTAGATAACGGAAATTTAACGGAAACGCTAACGGAAATTCTCGAGGCGGATATGGCAGGAATTAGAAAAACTCCTTGCGGTACGTATGAAGTTTACGGATACAGACTTCAGGCGGACGGAAACAAACAGCGATTCTCCAAAACATTTAAAACACGTTCTGAGGCGAGACGATTCAGCGCTGAGTTAGAAATTAGCGCAGAGGAGCGATCCTCTTCAATCACGCTGGCCGCGCTGATTGATGAATACATTAACGAGGTTACAGCTAAGAAACGCTCCAGACGCACCGAAGAAATCCGACTGAGACGCCTCCAGAGAGACAAGCTGGCGGCTAAAACTCTATCAACTTTCACAAAACGGACGATAGAGAACTATATTGAACGCCGCCTCAATGAGCGGGCATTACACCGAGACACCAATATTTTGCCGTCAACGGTTAATAGAGAGCTGACAATTCTCTCCGACGTTTTTCAATACGCCATTAAAAACGAACTCACGGACGTGAATCCATGCAGAGGTGTAGAAAAACCTCGGGAGCCTGAGCACCGTGAGCGGGTTGCTTCAGACGAGGATATACAGAAACTCCTCCAAGCTAGCGGCTGGGACGGCCACACCGTGCCTAAAAATAAAATGCAGTTGGCCGTGGCTGCTTTCCTTTTCAGTTGTCAAACGGGAATGCGCGCCGGGGAACTTTTAAAGATTGAATATTCTTGGATTGATGACAATGTGCTTCATGTACCGGCAGAGGCTACAAAAACATTGTCAAGAAGAGACGTGGCCTTGTCTGCAAGAGCTCGGGAAATTCTTAAATTAGTTATGGAGCTCGAGTATGAACCACGTGTATTTGGCGGACTTAACGATCACAACAGGGATACGCTATTCCGGAAAGTGAGGGACAGAGCTGGTCTTGGGCCTGAGTACGATTCTCAAAACCGACTGATTAAAGAAGGGCTGAATTTTCATGACGGCCGCGCAACTTTTGCGACATGGGCCGCGAGACCTGATCCAGAAACAGGGGCGCCCCGTTTAGATGTCCTGGCGCTTGCAAGACAAACGGGGCACAAAGATTTAAAGATGCTCCAGAGATACTACAGAGCGAGCGCTGAAGAAATAGCTAAGCGGCTGAAATAGCGAGCTTTGCACGGGCGTGTCTTTTGTTTTCCATATAGTCATCAATGTCTTTTGTGTACCATCGGTCGCGCCCATTCTCGGAAAAAGCATCAGGCTTCGGGAACTTCGGATCCTTCATAAGCTCACGAGCGGCAGACGATCCAGGAGCAAAGCCGATTCTAATTTCAACTTCTGGCTTACTTAACGTGAGCTTTGTTGTTTTCTGAATCAGCTTTTCAGCGATCTGACTGGAAAGTTTATCGGCTACCATGCTCGACAATTTGTCATAGTCAATCTCGTTCATTTTGCACCTCCCGCTTCAATCCGTCCGATTTCTCGATTCGCTTTTTCAAGACAAATCTTGTCGAACTCTTTCTTATCTTCAGGCTCAATCAGCATTTTGAATTGCTCGATCATGATGTGAACGTCCGCCGCCTCTTCAATAATATGGAGCCAGTGTTCACGGCTCGGCTTATCGAAATAAATAGCAAAGGCTTCCTGGAGTTCATCGACCTCTTCAGGTAGTTTTTCAAAAACCTGATTGTCATACCCGTAGTGCTCAGAGATCCTGACCAGGCAGTCTTCAAATTTTGCCGCGTTATGCAGATTCATCATCAGCCTCCTGGAGCACTCTGTTTACCTGCTCCTTCAGTTTGTTCTTAAGCTCCATGCTTGCGCCAATCTCTTTGTTGTCACGTTTTTCCATACAGCAGGCGCGGTCCAGATAAAAATAAACGAGGCGGATCATCAGCAGCGCCTCGTCTTTTGTGATTTCAATTTTGTCCATCATTCGTCCTTAAAGAAAACTAAAAAGAAACGGTTTGTTCCGGCTTTATTGGCCGACGGCTTCTTATCGCCAAAGACTGGCTGCCGTTCGAGTACATAAAGCAGTTCGGCTAGGCTTACATCTTTATCAGCCCACTTAAAAATTAGGGTGCCGTGAGGTCGGAGAACGCGCCACGCCTCGTTGAAAATCCGTTTCATATCCTCGTGCCAGGCCTTTTCTAAATAGCCGTAACTTTTTGCCATGTCTGAGGTTTTGCCGCAATTGATTAAATGTGGCGGATCGAGGACCACGAGGTAAAAGGTGTCGTCTGGAAAGTCTAATTTCCTTGCGTCCATGAGTTGGTCTGGGTGAATCTCCAGCTTTTTGTATTGCCGCGTCCAATGAGTTTCATCCCTAATGTCTCCGAACAGAACGGACTTATTGTTCTTGTCGAAATAGAACATCCTGGAGCCGCACATCGGATCGAGTATCGGTTTCATAATGACTTCTCCATAAAAACAAAAACGCACTGATTTCTCAATGCGCTTTTGTTTGGCACCCTCGATTGAGAGTGCCGTATGGATTAAAAGGTTTATTTATTAACAGCCGGAGTAGATGGGCAGTTCTCCGGACAAAATTTCTTCCAGCTTCTGAACGTGAGCTTCCATCGCCTTGGCAAATACTCTTTGCAGTTGTTGCAGTTCGTACCACAGCCGAAGTTCTCCGCTGCTTCGGTCAATCCTGTAACGGAGCTTGGCTCGAATGGTATAGGCGGGGCCGTCTTCAAACACCGGAATGCCAATTAGGAACTCAGCCGGGACGCTTACGTGGCCTTCTGAAACTGCTCCGGACGGACTTTTTTCCGTATAGGCGAAAGAGGCCATTCCGTTTGCCAAAGAGACCTTGGAGCTGAACGTTACGTTGCGGACATCGTTCAGATTTGTGACTGCCTCCAATACTTCTGCAGCACTGGGTGCTCGCTTTCCATCTCCCACAATGTCCGCGATGTGTTCATCCAAGAACTCAGCAAATCCGATCTGCGACATCCGCTCTTTGTTATTGGATTTCCAGTCATCCCATTCGGCGCTTGTGATAGGAGCATATCGGGCGATCTGATCTCTCCAGTTTGGCTGATTTCGCTTGATGTCATTGAAAACAGCTTTGGCGCCGAAGGTCAGGTTCTTGATGGCCGTCGTCACATAAAGAGTTGAGGATTCTGTCTTGTAGTCTTTGACGTATCTGCAGAATGACTCAAGGTCGTGGAAGAGGAGGTCGCTTTTGATCCTGGTCGGAGTCTTCAAAAGGTCCGATCTGTCAGTGACTTCCCAGGAGTGCTTTCCTACGGGTCGCGCAACAATGGGCACGCCTTCAACGTCAAAAACGAACGGTGCCTTTAAATCTTCAGGCAACTGAATGTCCGGGTAAAACTCTCTGAGGTCTTCTTCCGTGAGTGTCTTTAGTTCTTGCTTTTCATCCATAAGTTCCTCCATTAGTTAGTTGGATGATGAATTACGCCGTCGTCATCAATGTCAATCGGCGCTCTATCTACCTTTCCAATCTCAGGGAATAAATCTCCCTGGCGTTCGAGGTTGGAAACAAGTTCCATTTTTGAATTAACAAACAGGACAGACTGGCCAGCCTCTTGTGGGATCCGGGTTGTGATTTTGTCGGTAACAATCACAGCTTCAACCATTCCGCCGTTTTTTGTGTTTGGTTTGACGGTCAGCTCGATAACGAGTTTTGCAGGCTTTCCTGTTTCGTAGACGGATTTGACGACCTGCTGCATGGCCTCAGTTGCTTCCATTGAGGCCGCGCCTCTGCGCAGTGTTGCAAAGGTAGTTTCAAAGGGTTTGCTCATTTATTTGCTCCATTAAAAAAGCCCTCCGAAGAGGGCATAAATAAACAACTCGATCATTCTTTCTCCTCCGTAAAGCCTAACGTCTCTCGAAGTCTCTTCCATTCGCTTTCAGGGAAGTCTTTGAACTCCATGTACTTACCGGAACTCAATGAAACCGTTAAAACGTTTTCGTCACGGGTCCAAGCGATGAGAGCGACATGATCTGTGTTAAAAATGCAGTCTCGGATTAAGAGTCGGTTCATTTGTCTTCATCCTTTGACTTTTGAATTAAGTAGGCCAAGCGATCAATCATCGGAGTTGGGTCGATCAGTTTTACCTGGGATAATTTCTCTGCGGTATCTGGCCTGACACTCCACAGCATTTGAATTAGGAGTATTAGTTTGTTGAGGCGCCTCATTGCATCCAAGAGCAATTCGGTTTCTTCGATTGTGAGTTGGATCTTGTTCATGTTTCCTCATCTCTTTACACACAGCCGCCACAGCAGCCGTGAGGTACATTTTCGTTAATCATTTTGAGAATCTCTGCCTTGTGCTCTTTAAGCTCTGGGTAGGTCTCAAATAAATAGAAGTCGCAGATGTCGAGCCAGGGACCTTCCTCAACGTGCTCACACCAGTGAGAATCAAACCAGACGCTTCCGCCAGAGATAAGCGAGACAACCTCTTCATAGATCTTCCCGTCTGCCTTGAATTTCAGACGGCCAAAGCAGAGGTTTGGATACCCGCCGTCATAGTCAATGAATTCAAACTGCATATTGACCTCAAAAGAGAAGCCCCGCTTTCGCAGGGCTTATGGTTACTTATTTATTGTCTCCACCGGAGCGTCCTGAGATGTTCCAACGACCTCGGCATCTTCAATGTCCTTGAAGTCATCGACGCTGACGGCATTGATGTCAATGACATCTTCAGGCTTAACTTCCTCTCCGGCTTCTCGTTTGGCGTCTACATTCGTAATCTGCAGGGCCTCGATCGAAACAGGCAGATATTTAAATAGGCGGCGGATGACAGTTTTCAGGGCCATCTGTTCAAAATACGAGTTCCAGATGTTCTTTGACTTGGCCTTTGCCTTAACCGCTTCAACCTCAGCGCGAGACATCACTTCGAATTGGTATCCGCCGCCTTTCAAGTTGGCCACGGCATAGACAAACGTGATCGGCTTTTTGATGCGGTCGGCTTCAACACTTGGTACATGATGAATGTCCGGATGAAGTCCAAGCTGATAATTAAATTCGTCACCCTCGTGGACAGTGAACGCGGACAGAGACAAAACTTGTCCGGATCGACGTGCAAGGTCAATCATTCCGCGGTAGCCAAGAATTAGCTGGCACTGGTTCCCGTACGGAACAAGGTAGGCTTGACCGAGGGCAGAACCGGGTTCAAGGCCGAGTTGAGCTGACTGCATAACGGCGCCCAAGAAAGATGCCGGGGTTGTATTGAGGAGGGCAGGAGTTTTCCGGACTTCGGTAGCAGCAATGCGAGCCATGCGATCAGCGCTCAAGTGTTTTGGGACAGCCAAGGCGAGCTGTTTTTTGAATTGGTCAGACAAGACTTGCTGAACAATTGCCGGAGCTTTCGTTTTGGGTTTGGCAACTGGAGCAGAAGGGGCGCCGACAGCGGCGGCGAGTTGGTCAGATGTAGACATAATATTTGTCCTAAAAAAAACTCCTCGAGATGAGGAGCGTTGTTTGTGAATATAAAAATAAAGCCCTCCGAAGAGGGCGTCGATTAGAATAGGTGGTGACTATACTTTTTTGTTTTCAAGGCTTTTATTGGCTGCGCTTTCCAACGCTCAGCTAACTGCTCTATATCTTGGTATAGAGTGTCAGACTTCTTTTGTTGGCGAAGTTCCATTACCAATCCTGCTACTGAATCCCAGGTTTTTACCACTTTAGAACATTGAAGTTCTTTGTATACATTTTCGTCAAACGCGCCGAGCCTTATTCCGACAGCAATGAATTCGAGTGTATCGAGGGCATAAAAAATATCATTTTCTAAGTCCTTGTCTCGTTGGCATGCTTCAGAAATCTTGGTGTGCTGGTCGGAGAGGCGATAAAGCTTCAGGTAGATCCCCGATAGTCTTTCATCTTCTCTTTGTTTAATTATCAGATCAACTATAGCTCTCTTTTTGGCAGTAATCTCATGCTTTTTGATAGCTTTGTATGCGTACCAAACTATTAGCGCCTGTAAAATCAATGTCACAGGCGCTATATAGTCTTTTAATAATTGTGGAATCGAAAAATCCATGTTGTTTACCAACCGTCGTAACCTTCTCTATATTTCATAGTTAACTCCTTGATGAAGGCATTCTATTGCACAGAATCGACTTTAAGAATAAGTGCAAATACTGTTTTCGTTGTGTAAGTGACCTCAAAGTGGTACCTAGAAACGTTCATCTTATTAAATGATGCTTAAGGTTCCTTTAAGAGATCATTTATTTACAAACAAAAGCAAAAGAATGCAACATCAAGCGCAGACGCGCATTACACGAGTTGAGGATTCCTTGAGGTAGTCGTAGTAGTCATCCAAATGGTCCTCACGGAAGGAATCTGAATCGAAACGTTTGGATGTCTGAGTCTTGTACGTCAAAACCTTCTTGCCATCTAATGTCAGAATTTCGTTGTCTTTCATGCCGATGGCGATCCTTGCCTTAACCGCGTCCTGCTGCCTCTTGAGTTCTTTAATTTCACCATTAAGACGTGCATACTCACCATAATCAATAGCAAGCTCACCCTGAGCTTCCACAGCTTTTCCATTACTTTTGCCATAGAGTTTTAAAACATCCTCAATATTGATCGGTTCCGGAGGCGTTCTCGTCAGAACATTGTTATTCCAAAACGCCGCGCACTTTTCTTTGATAACCTGAAACACATCGGGCCGAGCGTCGATCCAGTACATCCTGAAATCGGAACCACCGATCAGCACCGCGAGATACATTCCTCTGAGTTTCAGAATTCCGCAGTACCACTGGACCTGAGTTTCGTAATACAGCGGTATCACGTGCTCAGTTTTGATGTTGTTCTGTTTGATCTCAAGCTCTTGAGAAGGGCCCCATAAATCAGCGGTGAAGGCGTGGGCTGTTTTGGCCTCAAACGCCACATCGGTATTGATCGGTCGCTCAACGCCCGTGATATTTGCGTAGCGCTCAATTTCCTCAACGTTCAGAAGAGGTCTGATTTTTTTGGCGATCTCCCGATTGATAATCGCTCGGTCAATGTTTGCGATCATCCAAGAGTTTTCCGGATCAGCGAACTGGTGACTGACTTTCTGCACTTTCTTCCCGGTACGCAACTGAAATTCTTTGGCCACTGTATCCTCGAGAACTGTTCCCCAGTAAGCAGGCTCGGACATTCCCTTGTCCTCAGAGAGACCGAGTTTGTCGTTCCAAACATCCAACGGTGTTTTCCAAGGATTGAGACTCAGGACTGCGGCCACGTCGGAACCGCCTATGCCGCGGCGTCGTCCCTCTAACCAAGCGGCTCTTTGTTCGTTAGTCATTTTTTCGGATTCCTATCAATAAAAAAATCTGTAAATAGTGCTGAAAAAGGGGTCTGCGGGAGGATTGGTGTTTTATCGTTTCGCAGGGCTAATTCTTCTTCGCGTCTTTTGCGATACCGTTCTTTGCTCTGCGCAACCCTCTTTTCTTTGTTTTTTGCGTAGTACTCGCGCTTCAGTTCTCGGTTGCGCTGTTTTTTACGCTCTGCGTCAGTAATTACTGCCATTCGTTTTCCTCCAGATACTCGTCGAATATCGGTTCAATCTCAGGGTGTCTTTCATCCTCTCCCGCCTCTGCCAGCTCGTTGATGTGTTTGTCGCAATACCGCGGTATGTATTCTTCAAAAAATCTTTCAAGGAGCCGTTCGTATTCAGCTTGGCGCTTTTCTTCCTGCCAAGACGGCTGCCAGAGATCTCCTGGGCCCGGGCAAGTTCTCGGAGTTACATGCATAGCAGCCACCTCTGAAAGGCATCGGCGCTCAGGACTACGGTCAACGTGCCGAAAAACAGGATGAAGGCGATCAGAGCGCAGAGGAAGCATGCGAGATCGTCCTCTAACAGATCATCAAATTTTTTATTCATGGCAACCTCCAAAAGAAAACCCCGCCAGCTCAAGGAGGAAAACTGGCGGGGCAGAGGAGAGAAAAGACTTAAATCTCGAATTCCGGAAGTTTCTTGATATCCGGATACATTTGCTCATCAATTGCTTTAAGTCCGAGCTCTGTAATGAAATCCTGAGAGAACTCTTTGAACAATGCCTTGACCTCTTTCTGAGCCTCAGCAGTCTGTACAACACAGCTAAGATCAAGGGTCACATTCGACTTGCCAGTGAGCATAGCTGCTACAACAGCTTTATCTGCGTAATCCAACGCATCAGTGAGGCAAATTGCTGAGCCGCGCTCTTTCAAAATGTCATCGATAACATTTGTAAAAAGCTGATTTTTTTCATACACAGATAAGATCATTTTTCTCTCCTATAAAACTATGTAAAAAAGACCACATTCAAAAGCTCCCCTCAGCGCAAAAAACTGGAACCAACAGTTATTGGTAAAAAGCCTGGGGAGCTTATGAAGATGGTCTGAACTTGTACATTTTTTGAACAAGTTGAGGGCAACAAAAAAGCCCGCCGAAGCGAGCTTTTGAGTTATTCGAAAATTTCTAACAGCTAGTTAGCCTTTGTGTGCAAAGTAGAGAATTGATCCAGCCATCACGCAGAACACAACCAAGGCCAGAATCATTGTTGCAATCCAAACGTTCATTTGCTACCAAGATGCTGAAGCACCAAAATCCCTGCAACACATGCAAGGCCGCCTAGAAAATAAAGAATCCAAGCAGTTGTCATTATTCATCCTCCTTCGTAAGAACAATAGATAGCGCAATGAAAATTAAGCCACCTAATAGTCCGGCCGTGTTGCTTTGGAATAGCCCAAGTGCCACACCTGCCACACCAAGCTTTTCGAGCGCATCGGTCAATCGCTTGATCTTGTTTCTGTACCTATTGATTTTTACAAGCATCTAAATTCCCTTTCCTGCATTTTAGTCGAATTTAGTTGGATTTAGTTTATCGGTACCGCATTCGGGGAGTGCGGAATCCCCGTCTTTCCGGGGTGTCACCTCCGCGGGATAATTAATTTGTCAACACTCAATTAACCAATGGAGGAAAAGATGTTTGCTTATGAAACTTTGCTTGAAGCGTTGAAAGCACGAAAGGCAGTGTCTTTTATTTACCATGGACAGTATCGGGTTGTATCGTCATACATCCTTGGCAAAAACAAATTGATGGGCTTGCAGACTGAGGGAGGGAGCCTTTCCGGAGAGCCTCATTCTCTTAAGTACTTCGAGGTTCCTGAGATAACCAATGTCCGAATTCTTGAAGGAAAGTATGTACCTCCTCAGACCGCTCCACAATATAAAACTCTGGGAAGATTCGTGTCACCTGTTTGGGTGAACCCATAGCAACTTCCTGAGAGTTTTCTAGGCACCAGACTGCGTACTCAAGAGCTTTCAGACCTTCGTAGAACTCGCGTGCGGCTGTCTCGCCCTGAGGAGGAGCCGCATTGCTGAGCACCTTATATGTTTGCGAAAGGATGGAAATTTCTTTGTTCATTTAACAACTCAACTTATTGACTCTGCTAGCAGCGATTCAAATCTTGCAAAAATGACCTCTAGCTCGATGAGCGCTCGTCTTTTTGTTCGGAAACTCAGACCGAAAACGTTTGCCAATAACAAATCGTTTACCTTGTCTTGTTCTTTCATGAAGAATCCGGAAAAACGCCAGTCATTAGGCTTCGGCCTAATTAGGCTGATGATGTTTTGACCCTTGTAATAAATCTCATAAGCTCGAGGGACAACGCGCTTAACTTTTAAAAGCATTTTTTCTCTCCTGTAAGAAACAGAAGCGCCCTCCAAGTTAAAGATCGTTCGTCTTTGGGTGAGTGACAAAGAAGGCGCTTTTGTTTGCGCTCTTCTCTTACTCTTGCGAGAGCGCTTAGCTCACCCAGTTCACGAGACTGGGACGCCCGAGTTTCTGTTCTTGGTTTTGATTTCCTCATCTGGTTAGCTTCTCGGGACCTCAACGCAGGTTTGCTGTTCTTGATACTGCGTGCATCTCAAATGCCTTTATTTGTCAGAGGTCTCTAGCTGAAAAGTGTTTCGTGGCTACCGTTTGCCTTACTCATTCACTTCACTGACTGCTGGTGTTCGATTGTCTTCCTTCGCGTGACCAGCACCGCCCGCACTTGGCCGTTTCGAATTTTTGCGCTCACAGACTCTGCTTCTGTCTGCTGCGTCCGGGTTTAGTACTCCATGGCCCGGATTCTGAAATTGTTTACCTTAGAGAAACATTAGTTATCTCCTTAAAATCATTAAGGAGAAGTATAAGGTAAAAATTAGGCAGAAACAAGGGAAAAATTAGGAAAACCTAAATTTTTTCCTAAAATTTTTCTTAGTTCTCATTGATCTGAATGTCTGTGTTTGCGCTTTTAGGCAACAAAAAAAGCCGCTCTCGCGGCAATAAAAAACCGCCCGGAGGCGGTGCAGCTGAATTAAAGGAAAGAAGATCTTTCAATGAGACTAGGAGCTTGGGAAAAAGTATAGGCGCTCATTATTGTTGTTAATTTTTTCAAAAATCCATTTATATGCTTGTCTTTTTTATCAACGAATCTGTCGTCAATTAAAGCAGTTGGATAAAAGTTTTTCTCCCTTTCATCGGAAAGCGCTGCTCTGATATCGACTACTTTAGCTATGCAAGAGTTGATACTGTTTCCGGATGGCGGTAAGGCATCGACTAGTAAATCGTTGATCTTAAAATCGAAAGAATATTTATTGGTCGAGTATCCGGTGAAACTAACCTTTGGCTTACAAATTAACGCGGTGGTTAGCTCAGACAACATGTTTTTGGCAATTTCATATAGGTTTTCTTTAACCTGGAAAAGCTCTGGGTCGGTAGCTAAAAATAAATCTGTTTGATTTAACGCTTTAATGAACTTTCCGACGGTTTCAATCAAATTATCTTCAGTGCAGGTAGCATTCAACTCGCCGAACTTATCTAGGTTTAGTTCATTTATGTGAGCTACAAGTGCAAGCTTCTCTTTGAAGAGTTTAGATTTCGCACCTAAGCCAGTGGCGGTCCACAATGTGTTCCCATCATCGAAGAGGTGATAGTTTTTGCCCGTTTTTCTTAGATAGATTTCAAAGTTGTCGTTATCGAGAGTTTTGATAGGCAAAGAGAGTTGCCAAATGGAAGATTTCTCTTGCATTAGTACTAACTGAAAGCTTTCTCCTAGAATATCAGGCAATCTTTCGTTCATCATGGCAATAACTCGAATTTTCCGGGATCAAGAATCTCCTGATCCCCACAAATTGTTAAATTACATCTTTCGCAAAATAGATCCAAGCACTCGCTAAAGTTAAGTACTTTGTCAAAGTTTAATCTTAGCGTTCCAATGTGCTCATGTGGCAATTGGTGAGCAGAAGAAATCTTCCCAGATCTGACCTCGATTTGATAGACGCGCTGCCGCATTCGTTGTCTCTTTTTACCTGTTTCTTGAAAGAGTGTTGCTCGTATCCTTTCGCCAGGAATGTCGCGAGGGTATTTGTAATCAAAAACAACCTTCAGTCCAGATAACGGAGGACCCTTAGTAACAACGGCAGGGAAAGCCATTGAAATAACATTCTCCGAGCCATCATTTGCAATCCAGTCATTTGGTTCTCCCTCCTTTGGCAGTAGCATTATTTCTCTTGCATCGTTTTCTGGAACATCGTACTGAGACATTTTGCCTCCTAAATTCTTTTATAAATGTCCTTGCGTTGATATGTGTCGCACAAAGCCCCGAACCTTCGGCTGTCCTTCTCTTTTGGGTGAGTTATTGGTATCTTCGTTGCAACAGCTTCTCTCTTTCTGAAGCAGGCATCCGAGATAGCCTCCACGCAAGGGCTGAAATTTCTTTTTCCTTTTTGCACTCGGACTGATAAATTCTTGTCAATTCCTCATCGACTTCTAACCTAGATCTAAGGAAATTTGGGCGAAAGTTCAAAACCGACATATATTCAAATTGTCTGCCCAGGTGCCATGACATGCTGTATCCCTTTTCCATGAAGTCGCCCCATTTCGCTTGTTGCCAAACTGCTGAAAATGCTATGCCAATGACTTCATCCCAATAATCTTCAAAAGGGTCTTCGATAAGTTTTTTGAAGAAGAAAAAGCTTCTTTTGTATTTCTTCTTGAACAAGGCTTCACATAATAAAGTCGCAGTTTGATTCAAGATCTCTGCCGACATGCCCGCCTTAGCGTGAGATATGAAAAAGAAAAATATGGGTACGTATATACCCATGAGTTTCCATTTTTTCTCTGCTTCAGACGGTATCACATAAAATTTATTTAAAGAATAAAGGCGTTCGGGAGCACGGATGCCTCGTTCACAGAAAAGCATTTTTCTTCTCCTAAATCTTTATCAAACTGATCCAGATCTTTCAATGACTTCTCCGATAATTTGAACTTGCTCAGTGTCTGCTGGCTTAATGGTTTCATCCGGAAAGTTTGGATTTTCTGAATGCACCATTATCGAGCCGTCGATTTTTCTATAAAGCCGCTTTACTCTTAAAGCATCCCCAAAAACAAAGGCATAGATTCGGCCATCGATGATCTCAGTTTTGGAGCAATCAACTAAGACAACATCATGGTCTAGCAAAAGAGGTTCCATGGAATCTCCTTTTACTTTGAAGCGCTTGCAGTCTTCTGGATTGACGTGCTTTCTCTGGAACCATGAACGACGATAAGCAGCTTTGTATTCAGAAGCCAGTTCTTCCAATGTGGAGTTTTGTTCGAAACCTGCCGCAAATCGGATTTTGTACTCAGGAATCTCTACCCAATCATCGTCATCACACACATCCTCTGTCACCAGTACGTTTGGGGATTTCATGGGACCGTTCCCAGTCGCAAGCCATGTCGAGGAGACGCCAAGAACCTTGGCAACTTTGGGAAGGTAAATGGACTTGATGCTTTTTGACTTACCGGAAAACCAATCTGATACAGATGCCGGGGAGATAAAACATAACCTAGCGATGTCACTTTTCTTTAATCCGGAATCACTCAACGCCAAGGTTAAACGCTCTGCCAATGTTGTTTTTTCGTTCATTTGAGTAACCCTTTCTTTATTAGGTTTTCCTAATACATTTTAAAGAAAAATAATTAGGCGCATTGATTAAGTAATTCGGAAAACCTTATAATTTAATAAGGCAAAAATTAGGAAAAATTTAGCTATGCGCAAAAAAACCGATACTCAGACAGCCCGCCTAATCGTTGATTCTTTAGGCGGAACTACAGCTGTTGCAAACATCTGTGAAGTTAAACCGGCCAGCGTTTCTGGATGGCTTAAGTCTGGAATGCCAGAAGGTCGCCTTTTGTTCTTGCAGAAAAAATTCAAACGCATTCCGGTGATTAAACACGCTGTCGCCAACTAACTGGGAGTCGCTATGGCTCGCTATAGAAAAATAGACGTCCGAATGTGGAATGACAGGAAGTTCAGGGAGCTTTCGGATAACGGCAAACTTGCCTTTATTTTGCTCCTGACTCATCCAGATACCACGCAGATAGGAACTATCCGGACACGAGTTTCAAACCTTGCTGACGAATTGGGTTGGCAACGAGATGCCATGTCGCATGCCATCCAAGAAGTCACTTTAAACGGCATGATTGATGCTGATGAGAAGGCAGGGCTAATTGTCATAAATAACTTCCTAAAGTACAACGCGCCTTCTTCTCCTAATGCATTCAAGTCATGGTGCGAATTGATTGATCTGATGCCCGAATGCGACCTCTTGGACAAGCATGTTGCACGCCTGAAAACCTTTGTCGATGGCCTTTCTGTAGGAATGAGAAATGCCATCCCTAATGACTTAATTGATGCCATCAAGGATGCCATGTCACGTACCAACGGGCAACCATGTTGCATTCAGGAACAGGAGCAGGACCAGGAACAGGATAAGGAAATACACACCCACGGACACCATCCAGAAGCCACCAAAACTTTCGCGGGGCGTGCGTGTGAAAAAGAGACTCCTTTAAAAACCGTTCCTGTTGAACAAGAGCTCCCGCTGCAGAAGACAACTGTTTCCAAAACAGAAATTGTTGAGAAGAAGACAAAGGCCAAACGGCAGAAGAAGGAAAAGATCCCATGTCCCTTCAAAGACGGAGATCAGATCCCGGAGGATTATTTGGCGATAGCCAAGCGGTACGGGGTCCCAGACCCGCAATCGCTGTTTGATTCTCTGATCGCCTACTGCAAAGCCAAGGATGTTGAGTACGCAGACTACAAAGCGGCGTTCACAACATTCTGCATCAATGACAAAGCTAAGCGAGAGAAGAAGAGCCAGAACCAATTCAACAACGCTCCGTCCTTCGAGTACGAACCTCCTGGCGGATTCACTGAGGAGTACTACCGGGAGCAGTGCGAGTTTGATAAAGACGGGAACTTAATACTATGAACAACACCGAAACCAAAAATCTCAAAGCCGTTAATACCATTCTCGGAAAATTGGAAATACGGCAAGTTAAAACAATGTGCCCATTGCACGGGGAATACCTTGCAAATCAAGTCTGGTTAAGCGGACAGATCAAGGAAGTAAGCGAATGTCCTGAATGTTTTAAGCTCAAAGAAGCTCGAAGGGCTATTGATGAAGAGAAGGCAAGGAAAGAGGAAGCCGAGAGAAACCGCAAGCAAAGAATTGTAGAAACCCGTATGCCTCTTGAGTATCAAACCAAAGACTTCTCAACCTTCATTCAAGAGACAGACAGCCAAAAGGCCGCTTTCAAATTGGCAAGACGTTTTATTAAAGGCTGGGAGAAGGCAAAAGCAGGCGGATATGGACTTCTGTTTTTGGGAAGCTGCGGGACTGGGAAGACACATCTTGCCTGCGCAATCATGATCGAGCTTCTCAAAGAGTACGCATTCTCTTATCCAAGGTATTACAAAGCAAGCGAAATCTTCTCGGCCGTCCGCAGCACATACCAGGCTGGAGCTTCAACAAACGAAGAGGAAACGCTGAAGTTCTTTTCTTCGATTCAGCTTTTGGTAATTGATGAAGTCGGTGTTCAAAAAGGCTCCGAGGCTGAAAAGAGAATCCTCTTTTCCATTCTCGACAATCGAGTGACTTCAAACAAGCCGACCATCCTAATGAGCAATCTCGGGCCCAAGGCGCTGGCTGAACTACTCGGCGACCGTCTTTATGACCGTGTGCGATCTAAATGCGTGCCAATGCTTTTTGCCGGGCCATCCATGCGTAAACCCGCTACTGCTGATCTTTTCGATTGAGGTGAACTATGAGTGATTCTGCCTGGACACTGCTGATGATCCTGCTGGCGCCGGTGGTGTTCATCAATCTGGTGCTGTTTGGATTGCTGGTGAGAGCTGCTCTCCAACTCAGCCAGGAGAAACATCATGAGGTTTGATTTTTCGTACTTCGGAAAGTTGCTCGGATGGATGGGAGGTTTGCTTTATCTGGCTGATGTCGGTTGGTTTGCTTACGACGGCTCAAACATTGATTACTGCCTTGCATTCCTGATCGGCATTGTGATTGGAGCGGTCATCAGCTCCTTCAGGAGAAAACCATGAGCGGGTGCTGCTTGTACTGCAAATACGCTGAATCCTTTTGGATCGACCGAGAAGGAAAGTACCACAGGCCGCCTAAGAGCAGTTTCGGGGATATGAATATCTGGTGCCATCAGCCCGAGAAGGGGGCGGGCATCGAGTGCTACCCAATCTCATTCACAAGGTGCTCGGTTTTTGAACGTGACACAGACGAGCGTATTGAACGCAGGAGAGCATTTTTCTCTCAATTCGATAGATACCGCGTCCACGCTGAGTTAATCGCTCAGAGACGCTAGACGGCTGTTTAAACAACCTTCAACCAATGGAGAAAAGAAATGGAAGTTACTTTGATTGTTATTGCAGTCACTCAGATTTTTTTATCTATAGCGATTGTTTTCCTAAGTCTTACCCAGAAAGACATTCGCAATTCAATGCAAAGCTTGTCGGAAATTTTTCGAGAGCTGGAATCTCAGACAGTTTCTGAAAATCAGTTGCGGGAATAGATGATGGATGACATTGAGGAACCATCAGGCGGATCTGTTCGGAGATTCTATTCCCTACTGCCCAAAGAAGCTCAAAGGGTTCTCCGAGACAGCGTCCGGCCTCGAAAGAGAGAAGGCAAGGTACAGAGAGAGCTGCGAGTACAGGAAGCGATTGCTCGAGTTAAGAGCGAATATCCGCAGTTTTTCCGATCTAAGCGTTAAGCCGTCAACGGTTTCTCTCTCAGATAGGTCTGCCCGGGTAGGAGAGTCCAGTCCGCATGCCAAGTACACGGACGTTGAGTTGATTCACTGCTTTGACTTGAGGCTTGCAGGCCTTTCCCTGCGGGAGATTTCACGAAAGATGGATATACCTGTCCGGACGCTTCGAGACATCTTTTCCGGGAATCGTCGCGCTGTCATGCCAACCCAATTCAAATAACAACCAAACCCAGGAGGGAACAACAATCATGTCAATGATGAGATTTAAAAGCACGGATGATCCTGCATACAAGGAACTTCTGGCCAAAACAAAAACTAAAGCAGGCCCCATTGTCTTGAAGAAGATCAGCGGTTTTGTCGGAGGCAAAAAGAACGGCTTTGCCAAGGGCCGAATGAAAGCCGGGCAGATGAACGAGACAGAGAAAGCTTATGCCGCCTACCTAGAATCCGAACGTATCGCAGGCAGGATCAAGGCTTACTGGTTCGAGTCCATAAAGCTAAAAATCGCCGCGGATACTTGTTGGTATAACCCCGATTTTCTCGTGCTTACGGCTGAAGACCAGCTCGAACTGCATGAGGTTAAGGGATCGCCCAAGTTCTTCGCAGACGACGCGAAAGTGAAGACGAAGGTCTGCGCGACTGAGTACCCTTTCCGCATGCTCGTTGTTTATCCGGAGCGTGGTAAGGGGTGGACTTATCAGGAGTTTTGAGCGATGCCCCGAAAGAATGAAGAACAGACCAAAACACAGGCTCCCTTAGGGACCGCAACACTGCTGCCGAGAAGGGCTGCAGAGTTTCTGCAGTCAGCAGCCGCAGAAGCAAAAGCTCTGCCGCCTGAGTCAATGCGGCGCCGGCAAGTTATCGACAAAGCAATCATTCTGGTGAAGCGTGAGTTCCCCGAATTCTTTTTCCGATAAACGCATGATTGCCGTGTCTCGATTGGGTGTGCCGATCGGCGAGGATTCGCCTCATGCGAAATACACCGATAGGGAAGTTGATCTTGTCCTGCAGTTGCGCGGCGAGGCATTCAGTTATCGGCAAATTGCCCGAATGATGGAAATGCCTCGGAGCACTGTCTTTGCCATTTGCACGGGATTGATCCGGGGAAAGATTCCTCACGCATATCGGAGACAGAAGTGAAAAAAGACAGAAAGAAAAAACTCTCCAGCATGCAGCTTAAGTTCATCAACGAATATATGAAGGGTAAAACTGCAACTGATGCGGCAAAAATCGCTGGATATTCGGCAAAAACAGCGGCGATTCAAGGATCTCAACTCCTTAAAAATCCTTTAGTCATTTCAGAGCTTGATAGGAGGCGAAAAATCATGGAAGAAAAGACCGGATACACAGTGCAGAAGTGGCGGGAAGAGCTCCTGGAGATCCGAGAAACTTTGTCTGAGAAGATCCCCGTTTATCAGAACGAAGACGGTGAAGTGATCATGGGCCTCAAGGATGCACCATCGTTGCTCAAGGCTTATGACATGCTCGGCAAACACTTAGGCGCCTACTCGAAAGACAACGAGAGCAAGTTAGAAGGCAAGATCGAGTTTGTTTGGGATGACGGCAAGAAACAGACGGAGAAGGAAGAATGAAAGTTGTGATTCCTTACCGTCCCCGCTTTCCCCAGGACGAGATTCACAAACAGCTCGAGACACATAGATTCTGTGTTCTTGTTGCTCACCGACGCCTAGGGAAGACCGTTCTCTCCGTGAATCATCTGATCAAGCGGGCTATTACAGACCGCAAAGAGCGCGGCATGTATGCCTACCTTGCTCCATTCCGTAACCAGGCCGAGCAGATCGCTTGGGGATACCTGAAGCATTACACATCGCAAATCCCTGCAATCTCGATCAACGAACAAAAGCTCTCGATCCTTTTGCCTAACGGTGCAACGATCCGAATCTTCGGTGCTGATAATCCGGATGCTTTGAGAGGTCTTTACTTTGACGGGGTTGTAATCGACGAGGTGGCACAGATTAAGCCCACGCTCTGGGGAGAAGTGATTCGTCCGGCACTGGCAGACCGTAAGGGGTGGGCCGCATTCATCGGAACTCCGAAGGGCATCAACCTCTTTTCGCAGATCTACGATCAGGCTTTAAACCTCATGAGCAAAGGTGATCCGGATTGGTGCGCAATGCTGTATTCCGTTGAGCAAACCCATGTCATTGATGAAAAGGAACTGGCGGCGCTCAAGGTCGAAATGTCTGAGAACGAGTTCCGGCAAGAGTTTCTCTGTGACTTCTCGGCCGCTCAGGACAACGGCTTGATTCCGATTGACGATATTCGGGCCGCGGCCAATAAGTTCTATCGAGAGAGCGAATACATGGGCGCTCCGCTTATCTATGGCATTGACGTTGCACGCTTCGGATCGGATGCCTCGGTCATCTTTAAGCGCAGAGGGCTCGTTGCCTTTGAGCCGATTGTTATCCGGAAGTTTGACAACATGGCATTGGCTGATCGCATTGCGGTAGAAATGGCCAAAGAAAAACCCGATGCCGTATTCATTGACTCCGGCGCAGGGCAAGGCGTAATCGACAGACTTCGCCAGATGCGATTTGATGTTGTGGAGGTTCCTTTCGGAGCACAGGCCATCGACAAAGAACAATTTGCAAACCGCCGCATGGAGATGTGGTGGCACATGGCGCAGTGGATCAAGCAGGGAGGTGCGATTCCTCCGGATCCAGTTTTACAAGGAGACTTGGGCGCTCCGACTTACGGCTACACGCCCAAAGGCCCTAAGATCCTCGAGGCTAAAGACAAGCTCAAGGAACGCATCGGACGATCTCCGGACTTAGCTGACGCTTTGGCTCTGACCTTTGCCGCACCCGTGGCTCCGAAACTTTCCCGCAGTATGGAGCGGGCTATCTACGGTGTGACAGATTCCTACGATCCTCAGGAAGCCTTTGAATCCGAGTATTGGAACTCATAACACCGTCCATAAACCCTGCGCCTGAGCCTAGACAATGGGCTCATGAAAATCATTGACGCGTCCTTAGTTGAAATCATTGACCGTTGCCGCGAGCTTATTGACTCGGCAATGTCGGAGGCGGGCTTGCCTAACCGCAGGGCAGTTCCAGATCGTTCGATCTACCGAATCTTAAGCGAAGGCACGGACTCCTTCGGCCTCATTGTTGAAGACCAAGGTAAGCCCATCGGGTTTGCTTCGGTCTTTGTCTTTACTCACCAGCACAGCGGCGAGACCTTCGCGCAAAACGATGCGATCTATCTGGCGCCGGAATATCGCAATACATCAATCGGCGGCCGCTTGGCAGTATTGGCAGAACGTAAAGCAATCGAGGCAGGCGCCAAGTTTTTCCTATGGGACGTGCCCGAGGATTCTCCTCTGGCTACGGCACTCGCAAAGAGAGTGCAGGGCAGAAAGCATCTTTTATTTTTTAAGGAACTTTGATCATGGGAATGACTGCAGCAGTTATCGCGGGCACATTAGTGGGTGCCGTGACTTCGGGGTTAAGCGCTTATGAGCAGAAACGTACCGGGGATCGTCAAACATCGGCCGCCAAAGAACAGCTTGCTCAGCAGCAGGCCTTGGCTCAGGAAGAAGATCAGGCCCGCAACAAAGCAAACCGCAAGCAGGCCGATCTTGACGGTCTTTTGGCAGACAACACGATTGACAACGGATTGGGATCCACGCTTCTGACAAACGGCAATGCGGCTCCCCTGAACCCTGGCGCGCTTGGCACGGGTTCCTCTTTACTCGGAGGCTGATCATGGGAGCAGTATCGTCTGTGGTCCACGCTGTGGGCAAGGTGGTCAAACCCGTTGTGAAGGCGGCCGCCAACGTTGTTACTGCGGGAGCCTACAACCACATGCAGAACAAGAAAGATCAAGCTCGAAAGGCTCAGGCTCAAGCAGCACGACAGCAGGCACAGGCTGAAGAACAGCAGTCTCAGAACGCCAACAGGGAAAACAAAAAGCATGCGAATGTCGGCGACACGGTTGTTGATGACACTCCTGAAGGAATGAGTGAAACGGTTCTGGCAAATGAAGCGGCGCAGGACGAACGCTTCAAACTGCAGAAGAAACAGCTTATCGGGGGATAGTTATGCCCGCAGATATCAAGCTTATCAATCAGCGCTTTGAGAGCCTCAAGCAGGAGCGCAGTTCCTGGGAGGATCTGTGGCGCGACATTCGTGACTACTGTCTTCCGGACTTAGGGTGCTTCTCAGGTGAAGATGCAACTCAAGGCTCAAAGCGTTATCGCAAGATCCTTGATGCTGAAGCAATTGGCTGCGCGGATGTTTTGGCCGCGGGTTTGCTCGGCGGCGTCTCGTCACCGTCAAGACCATGGCTGCGCCTCACAACGATGGATCCTGATCTCGACAAGAACCATGTTGTCAAAGAGTGGCTAAACAAGGTCCAAGACCTTTTGCTTCTCTACTTCTCGAAAGCCGAATGCTACAACGCGCTTCACCAGAGCTACTTGGAGCTTCCGGTATTCGGCACAGCATGCACGATCGTCAAGCCTCATCCGGAACAACTCATCTCCCTGCAGAACCTCACAATCGGGGAATACTGGCTTGCTGAAGATGATTATGGAAAGGTCGATACGATGTATCGCCGCCTTTCCCTCACGGCAAAACAAATGGTCCAGCAATGGGGCTTCGAGGCCGTAAACAATGATGTTCGGCAGGCATTTGAGAAAGATCCCTTTGCCCGCTTCAATGTGATTCACGCAATTGAACCTCGCATTGAACGTAATCCGGATAAACGGGACAACAAGAATATGCCCTGGCAGTCCGTCTATTTTCAGGAAGGAGTACAAGACAAAGTTCTCTCTGAGTCAGGTTTTAGAAACTTCCCGGCACTGTGCCCGCGCTGGATGACTTCGGGCGGCTCTGTATATGGCCGCGGTCCCGGCGCCAAGGCCTTAAGCGCACAGAAGTCTTTGCAGAGACTGCATCTGAGACTTGCCGAGCTTGTCGACTATGGAACCAGGCCGCCGATTCTCTATCCGTCCACCCTTAAGGATCAGCTGAGCCAGTTCAAACCTGGAGGCCGTGTGGCCGTCAACCCACAGGAAGCTCCGATCATCCGCTCCATGTGGGAGGTTCGCACCGATCCGCAGGCAATGCTGGCTCTGATTCAATCGACCCGTCAGGACATCCAGCGCATCTTCTTCGTCAACGTTTTTCAAATGATCGCGGCTACAGCAAATCAAACCGACCGTACCGCGACAGAAGTTCAAGCCCTCGAGCAGGAAAAAGTGATGATGCTCGGGCCTGTGCTGGAGCGCCTGCACACCGAGCTTCTTGATCCGCTTGTAACAAACGCCTTTGGCTTCATGGTTGAGTACAACATGCTCCCCGAGGTTCCGGAAGAACTCTACGGCAGAGAGCTTTCGATCGAGTATGTCTCGGTGTTGGCAGAAGCCCAGAAGAACGCATCGGCAAACGGCATTGTGAGAACAGCTCAGCAGATCGGCCTCCTGGCTCAGATCAATCCCCAGGCCGTGGACAAGCTTGATGTGGATGCAACGATTGATCAGCTTGCAGACATGAACGGAGTGCCTCCGTCCTTGATTGTGACAGGGCAGAAGGTTGCACTCATTCGCCAGCAAAGGGCCGAGCAACAGCAGGCACAGATGCAGGCCGCTCAGCTTCAGCAGGCAATGACTAGCCTCAAAGACTTAGGGCAGGCAGCTGACTCCCAGGGTCTGCAGGAAGCATTCTCCGAAGAGGGAGCGCAGTAAGCGTCCATAAACCTAAAGGCCCCTAAATGACAATGACAGACATAGATGATCCGCTTCTCGAAATCGAACAGCGGGAGCTGGCTGAAAAGGCCGAGAAACAAAAGCTCAAGGAGCTGGAAATTGCCATCAAGAAAACTCTTGAGACAGTCGAAGGCCGAAGGGTCTTTCAATGGATTCTCGACATGACAGCCGTCGACAGTTCGGTCACGTCTCAGGACATGACGCTGATGACGATAGCTTCCGCAAGGCGCGATATAGGTTTGCAAATATTGAATCGACTCAAGGGCATCAATCTCGAGCTGGTTCGCAGAATGGAGAACGAAAAACTAAATGGCTGAAACCGCAGAAACCACTGTCAACGAAGCAGGCGCTGCCGCAACTCAAGGCACCGTTCCTCCTGCAGATCCTACTCCGGCACCTCAGGATTCGACACCTCTGGCACAGCCCGAACCTGCCGCTGAAGCTCCCCAGCCACAGGCTGAAGAACCTGAAGGTATGGGCGCAGAAGAGGAAAAGGAAGAGCCTGCTAAAGAGGATGCCGAAAAGAAGGAAGGCAACGATGTTTTGGGCGCGCCTGAAAAGGGTTACGACGAAACAGGCATTGAACTTCCGGAAGGCATTCAGCTCGATGAAGGAGCGATCGAGGCTTTCAAGAAGGAATGCAAGGACCTGAATCTTTCTCAGGCTGCTTATTCAAAACTGGTCACAAACATGACCTCTGTTTTGGCAAAGCGTGCGGAAGAGCAGTCTGCTCAGGTCAAGCAGGCCCTGACCGCTGAAGCCAAGGCCGATCCTCAGATTGGCGGTGCGAACTATGCGGCCAACCTGAAGAGCGCCAGCCGCTTTTATGCCAAGTTCTTCGACGCTGAGACTCGCCAGTTCTTTGAGTCTGTCGGTCTTAACCGTCATGCAGGATTCATTAAAGGGTGCCTTGCCGCTCAGCAGGAGCTCAGTGATGACGCCGTCGTAAAGGGCGGCAGGTCGGGTGAACTCTCAACAGCCGAGCGCGCCCGGGCTTTTTTCCCTAACTCGAAGATGAACTAATTTTTAGGAGTGATTACGATGGCTGCTGAATATCCAACACTGGTTGACCTCGCATCGAGACTTGACCCGCAAGGTCAGATTATTCCGATTGCTGAAGTCTTGTCTAAACGAGACCCGATTCTCAAACTCCTCAGATGGAAAGAGTGCAACAAGACGGATGGCTACGTTCATGCCATTCGCACTGGCATTCCTGAACCGACTTGGCGCCGCCTCTATCAGGGCGTTCAGCCGCAGAAATCCACGACCGCTCAGGTAACCGATACCTGCGGAAATGTTGAAATGTACGCTGAAGTCGATAAGGACTTGGCTGACCTCAACGGCAATACAGCCGCCTGGCGCCTGTCTGAACAGAAGCCGTTTTTTGCCGGTATGGCCAACGACATGGCTAGAACAATCTTCTACGGCGACATCGATGCGGAGCCGGACAAGTTCATGGGTCTTGCCGCTCGTTATAACGACACGAGCTCCACAACTCCGTCCTCTCGCAACACTATTAAGGCTGTGAGCACCGGAGCAACGACAAAGAAGGTCACTTCGATCTTCATTGTGTCAATGGATCAGTTCTACGGTATTTATCCGAAGGGCTCCAAGATCGGTTTACAGCATACTGACAAAGGCCAGTGCACTCACGTGAACTCCGACGGCTCCATGTATGAAGTCTATCGCGATCACTACAAGTGGCAGGCAGGTGCGGCCCTTGAAGACTGGCGCGGCGTGGTTCGTGTCTGCAACATCCCGATTTCTGACGGTGCTGTTGATATGGGTTCCGAAGATCTGATCAAGAAACTGATCGTTGCAAAGAACCGCATCCCGTCTGATCTGCGCACGAACCTCCACCTCTTCTGTGCTGAAGAAGTGCACACCGCTCTTGAACTTGCCGCTTACGCTAAGAGCACAAACGTTCTCAAAGTCGTTGAGGCCGCCGAACAGTTCAAGACCATGTTCTTCGACATTCCGATCGAAGTGTCTGATTCCATCAGCCTCACTGAAGATCTTGTTTCGTAATAGGAGAAAAAGATGAGATTCGATTCCAAGCTTATGTTCAGTGACGGCCAGTCCATCTCCGGGACTTCCGGAACTTCCACGAACACTCTTGACCTGAACAAGGCCGGAGTTTCTGAAGGTGAACTCTACGTCATCCTGAGCATTTCCGGATCTGCATTGCCGACATCTATTGAGGTTCTCGGCGGCTCTGCCAGCGCTTCTGTGACTGATACCGTAGCAACGGCTTACGGTACAGATACGGCAATCAAACTGCCGCAAGGCTGTCCGCGTTACCTCAAGCTGTCCTTTACCGGCACTGCAATGAGCTGCAAGGTCACTGCAGGCATCTCCCTTTGCGCATCCTCTCCGAAGGGCAAGCGCATCGGTGACTATGCAGCCGAGTAAACAGGATTATTCCTAGCGAGCATTTTGGGGGCCTTGCGCCCCCTCTTTTTTAGGAGCAAAAATGTCTTCAGTTGTCGACATCTGCAATATCGCTCTCTCGAGGCTGGGGGACAGAGCGACAGTGACTTCTATCGATCCGCCTGAGGGAAGCGCTCAGGCCGATCATTGCAGGCGCTTTTATCCCATTGCCTTAAAAACTATCCTTGCTACCTATAACTGGAGCTTTGCCACAACGCGCAAAGAGCTTGCTCGTTTGACGGCTGAACCGATCGGAGGCGGCTATGCATTTCCGATTCCTGCGGACTGTGTGAAGATCATTTATGCCTATCCGGTTGACGAAAATGGAAACGCAACTCGACAGACTCTTCATTACGTCCGAGAGCTGATCAACGGACAAGTCTGTTTGGTGGCAGAGCAGAAGCGTATATGGATTAGGTATATCACCACGGAGGTTAAGCCTGAAAAGTTCTCTGATGTATTTTCTGACGCCTTGGCTTTTCTCCTTGCCTCTAATCTTGCAGGTACTGTTGTTCCGGGGATGACAGGTGTGCAGATGGCAGCTGAGATGATGCGGTTTTACGAAGACAGACTGTTAAAAGCACAGGCTCAGGATGCAGTTCAGGACAGAGATCATCTGAGCTATAAGCCTGACTTTATCGGTGACTACGGTGACTGGGGGAGGGACGGACATGAGTGGCTCAACTAAAGTCCTTCAGCGCTCTTTTGCCGGCGGTGAAATTTCTCCGGAAATGTTTGGGCGAACAGACGATACAAAGTATCAGACAGGCCTTGAGACGTGCCTGAATTTTCTCTGCCGTCCCCAGGGCCCGATTGAAAACAGGCCCGGATTTGAGTTCGTGCGTGAAGTCAAAGACTCAAGCAAGAAGGTACGCCTGATTCCGTTTGTTTTTAACGCTCAGCAAACCTTCGTCATCGAACTGGGGCACAAATACGCCAGATTCCATTCCTTCGGTGCCACGCTGATGAACGGCAATCAGCCCTATGAAATCACAACGCCATGGAATGCAGATGATCTCTTTGAACTTGAGTATGTGCAGTCAAATGACATCATCACCGTAACGCATGAGGATTACGCTCCGACTGAGATCCGGAGGTATTCCAACACCGATTGGCGACTGGCAACAATCAGCTTCTCTTCGACCTTGGCCACGCCCACAAACGTGACTGCAGTAAGAGAAACGACCACGGGCAACGAGGATAAGAACGCCGACAAGTACACTTTTCAATACAAAGTCTCCTGCCTCAATGCGGACAAGACGATTGAGAGCGAACCGAGTGCAGCAGTGTCTTGTACCGCCAACCTCTATGCCACAGGTACGACAATCAGAATCTCGTGCGCTGCAGTGTCCGGAGCAAGTTACTACCGCTTCTACAAGAATCAGGGCGGCATTTACGGTTACATAGGAGACTCAGAGACTACATCGATCATTGATGACAACATTGCTCCGAAGACCGACATCACGCCGCGCCGATACGATTCAGTTGTGTCTTCCGGAAATTATCCGAGCGCTGTAGGTTACTTTGAACAACGTCGTTGGTTTGCAGGTTTTAAGACCGATCCTCAGCGGGTGGTTGCCACTCGTTCCGGAACAGAGAGCGATATGACGTACTCCCTGCCGTCTAAAGACGATGACCGCATCAACTTTAGGATCGCGGCAACAGAGTTCAATAAGATTCTGCACATTTCTCCGTTGTCTCACCTGATCCTTTTAACAACGGGCTCAGAGATACGAATCAGTCCCCAGAACTCTGACGCGATTACGCCTTCTTCGATTTCTGCTCGACCTCAGAGCTACAACGGGGCCACGACAGTCAGACCGCTCGTTTACAACAACAATCTGATCTTCGCTTCGGCTCGTGACGGCCATGTCCGAGAACTCGCCTATCAGTATCAGGCAGGCGGTTTTGTGTCCGGAGATCTGTGCCTGAGAAGTCAGCACCTCTTTGACTTCAAGACGATCAAAGATGCCACGGCTCAGAAGGCTCCGTACCCTATCATGTGGTTTGTTTCTTCTGATGGAAACTTGCTGGGGCTCACGTACATTCCTGAGCAACAAGTCGGCTCCTGGCATCGCCATAACACGGACGGAGTTTTTGAATCCTGCTGCGCTGTTTCAGAAGGCGTGGAAGATACCCTTTACTGCGTGATCAGAAGGACAATCAACGGAAGCCAGAAGCGCTATGTTGAGCGCATGAGAACACGAAACTTCAAGAATTTGGCTGATGCCTTCTTTGTCGATTCCGGCGCGACCTACAACGGGACGCCTACGACCACGATCTCCGGAATTGATTGGCTCGAGGGAAAGACAGTTTCTATTTTGGCCGACGGTGCTGTCCAGCCTCAGCAGAAGGTTGTAAATGGCAAGGTCACTCTCAACCATGAAGCATCGGTGGTTCAAGTCGGTCTTCCGTATCAGTCGGATGTGAAAACACTTCCGGTCATCCTCCAGGATCAGTCCGGAGGTATGGGCAGGGTTAAGAACGTCTACAAGATCACAGTTCGGGTTAATAGAAGTTCCGGAATCTTCGCAGGCCCCAGCTTCGATAAGAATGACCTTGTTGAATACAAGCAGAGAACGATTGAGCCCTGCGGATCTCCTCCCGCGCTCAAGTCAGATGAAATTGATCTTCAGCTTTATTCAACATGGACTCGAGGCGGTCAAGTGTGTTTGAGACAGCTCGATCCTCTGCCGGTCACAATGCTGGCCTTGACTTGTGATCTCTCGGCTTAACGTCCATAAACATTGAAGCTTCGCCGTTACCTTAGAGAAAAATTGAGGTAACGGTACATGGGTAAGTACGATCAATATGCTGGCGAGGATCTTGACGTTCCTCTGTACGAGGGACAAGGGTCCTCGTTTGGTTTTTCTAAGCTAACTTCGGACGCGGCAAACGGTCTGGGCAGTTTCGGCCTGGGCTTTTCAATGGGACACAATGCGGTCAACGGCATTGTTGCACCGATCCTTGCCTTCCGCCAGGCGAAGCAGCAGAAGCAGCTCTACAAGATTCAAGGAGAGATTTCAAAACTACAGGCTCAGTCTTTCCGGACGGCCGCTGAAGATGTTTTGAAGAGAGCTCAGCAGGAAGTTGCTGCGGTTACTTTTCGTGCCGGACAAACAAAAGCCACTACTCGAGTCGCTCAGGCGGCAAGCGGTGTCGCACTCGGAACCGGCAACACAGCAGAAGTGATGGCATCTCACGACATTGCCAAAGAGATGCAGGTTAATCAAATCCTTGCCAATGCCGTCGCGGAGTCCTTTGGCTATCGGCGCAGGGCTGTCAATTACTCAAACAATGCCATCGCACTCAATGCCCAAGCCAAGAACATCTCTCCTTGGGCGTCTGCTGTCGCCACAGGTATGAGCATTCTCATGAATCCGAACGGAGCAAAGGGCAACCCGCTGGATCCCAACTCCGGATCAACGGGCTCCGGATATCTCGATAACGTCGTGAGTATCGGCAAGTTGTTTACGAGCGGCGCCGGCGGCATGAGCGGAGGAGCAGGAGTCTAAACATGGGAACAATGAAACTTCCTTCTGTTGATAATCCCTACGGCGTCCCGGTTGCGATCTCTCAGCCGGGCGGAATGCAATCTGAAATCATCACTGCGCCGGAGAGCCCGATGTCGGTTCGGCACGCAGGCGAGGCAATGAATAAACTCTCCGGAGATCTCAGGGACGCATACGACAAGTGGCAGCTGGAGATTGATAAGACTCGGTTGGACGATCTTTCGACCCAGCTGGAACATGCCCGCATAGACCTCAGAGTTAATCCGGAGAACGGATACGAAAGACTCAAAGGCGTCAATGCCCTTGAGCGTCCTGACGGCAGAAGCCTGAATGATGAAGTCAGCGAAGCCTTCAAGCAACGCTATGAGAAGCTGAGGGAGCAGGCTGGAAACGCTCGAGTCCGCAGTGCCTTTGATCGTCTTTACCAGGCCTCGAGCCTGAAGCTCAATGATCAGGTCAACACCTATGTCACAAGCCAACAGCTCGAATACAAAGACGCAGTTCTCAAGAATCAACTGAGCCTTGCTCTTAACCAGGCGGCTGACGCCGATCCGGAAACAGCAAAGTCCGGACTTATGGCGGCTCGTTCTATTGCTCAGCAGATCGGAGACTTTCACGGCACGCCTGTTGACATGATCAAAGTTCTTGGGCCGATCCACGAGCTCCGAGTGAGCAATATGATCGATGCGGGCCAGCTCTCTCAGGCTAAGGCTTACATTGCTCAGCACAAAACCGAGATGGGTCCGAAAGCAGGGCTAAGATTAAAGTCAGCGATGCAGATGGCTTCCGACCGTGCGACCGTCAACCGTTACACGGCCGAAATCCTCAAAAAGGACAACGGCAAAGCCAGGGAGCTTTTAGACAACATCAATGCAGTCCCTGAGAAGTATCGTGCCGCAGTCAAAAACAAGGTTTATGGAGCCAAAAGAGAGCAGGAAGCCCTTGAGAAGGCGACGAACTACGACAACCTCAATCAAGCTTTTCAGTTTGTAGACAATGGCGAAGAGGTTCCCGCCTCCCTCATGTCAACAATCAAGACGAATGACCGCGTTGGATACGAGAAAATTCAGCGGGCCATTGAGCATCAAAAGTTCCCTTGCACTGAGGATGATCCTGCTGTTCTGGGGAACCTCGAAGAGTTGGCTGAACGAGATCCGGAAGAGTTTGCGCAAACTAACTTTGATCAGTACCGCGGTTACCTCACAAAGCAGACCATCAAGGCATTGAAATACAACGTCGAGAAACTCAATGATCAGCAGTACAAGGCTTTCATGGCCAAAGTTACTCAGCGCTGCAATGATGAAAAACTCAACGCTAAGAAGACCAGGAATGCCAAACTCTCTGCTCAAAATCTCTATGAGGCAAGAAGCAAGCAAGCCGATAAAAACGTTTTGAGTAATGAAACGTTAAACGCAATGGTCAACACAGTGTTTGAGGGACAAAAGCCCGGGTTCTTCTTCGGTTACAACGATGTTTCGGGTGCTGAATTCAGACAAGAGAAGAAGTTGGAATGGGAAGCGCTGCCTCAAGCTGGATTCCGGACGAAAAGAACGGAAGCAGACAGATTAAATGAAGTGAACAAAATCCGAGTTCAGGAACTCAACCTTCCGCCTCTACAGAACCTCACTAAACGACAGTCGCAGATTATTGATGCAAAGCTTGCGGGGATTCCTTTGCCCACAGAACTAATGAATAGGGCTTACGCAGAGGCCAAGAGACAAGCTAAGAACGACCCCAAAAATCCTGCCGTCACAAAGAAAGCCGTCAACCTCATTGCCATGCACATGGTGTTTGGAGAAAAGTAAATGCCGAATTCTTTCATCAAAGACGAACAAGCAATTGAAACTCCGGACGGCTCTATGGAAGTTCCGGGAGAGCCGACAACTCAGTCCGTGGTTGCTCAGGAACCTACCGAAGGGCCGACAGTAGAGGCCGTGAATCCGGTTCCAGTTCCTCCCGCCCAGCCGTTCAACCCTTACGAGATTATCGAGCGCGACGCGTATTCTGCTTCCCAATTTGTTCTCGGAAAGGATCCGGGGCGCACAGCGGAAGTCTTGGATATTTCCCGCCAGCTCGGAATTTCTCCGACAGAAGTGGATTCTGATTTTGAAGGATCGAAATACCGCCTTGAGAAACTTCGCACGGCCAACACCTTGAAGCAATCCCCCGGACTTTCTGACTACATAACAAATAATCCGGATAAAGCTCCTGTTCTGAAAAACGACCTTAAGCCGTTGACCAAGACGGACATTCTTCTCAACGAGCTTGCGGAAAAGATGGCCGCACGCAATCCTGCAGAGCCTCCGAAGTCTTTGACTTATGCAGATGAAGAAACCGAGTGGAAGCGGGAGGATGAAGACTATGAGCCCGAGGTCAAAACTCTTGACGGCTGGAGAGCCGGATATTTGTCTGGAGAACTGCAGAACGAGCAGGGCCGTATGTATGAGGATCTGCGCTTAGGCAAGATAACGAAAGACGCCGCTTTTGAAAAGCGTTCAAAAGAAATCGATGACACGCTGGCCGCAGTGGACGAAAAGTTCAAAGACTCTTGGCTGTCCTATCCGACCATGAAAACGATTGGGCAGATGCTCACCGTCAGCGGAGACACTGCTGCTAAGGGTGCTGCTCTCGGTATGGGAGCAGGCGCCTTGGGTTTGGGTGCTCTTGCATTAGCGGGCGCTCCTGTTGCCGTTCCTGCTTCCCTTGGAGCACTGGGCCTCATGACAATGAGCGGCGCTGTCATGGAAACCTCAAAGGAAGTTGAAGGCGGTCTTGCTTACAAGGATATGCGAGAGGCAGGTATTGATGATGACGTTGCCAGACGATTGTCCGGAACGGTCGGCTTTGTTAATGGCTCCTTGGAAGCCATCGGTGATGCTGTGCTCACGAAGTTCGGAGGGAAGCTCCTTGGCATAACCGGCTTTAAGCAGATGTTCGGACAGAAGGTCAAAGAAAAGACAATCGAAGCGCTCAAAAAGCCGACATTCAGAGCCGCGGCGGTTGATGTGGCCAAGGCTTTCACAACGGGCCTTGCAACCGAGGTAGGCGTTGAAGAGCTTCAGGAAATTTCAAATATTGTTGCTGAAGAGGCCGCCAAGAAACTCACAAAAGATGTGCAGTTTGATTCCATTACTCCGGATGAAGTGATGGATAGATTGGCCGACATCGGGATTGAGACGATTAAAGGTGTTTGGGCACTGGGTCTTGCTGGCGGTGCAGTAGGAATGACGCGCCACATCTCTAAGATCAAAACCGCCCAAAGGAATCAGGAATTCTTCGAGAACCTTAATCAGATTGCTCCGGAAATAACTGCCCGAGAGACTGCACCCGGAGTTGTCTCCGAGGCCGTTCAGAACCAGGCAGAGAGCGCAGGCAAACCCACGATTTACGTAGATGGGGAAATGTTTGCGCAGACAATGCAAGAGAAAAACGTTCGTCTTGAAGACCTGAAGAAGATCAATCCTGAGCTAGTAAATGCTATTCAAAAAGCCGTGGCTTCGGGCGGAGACGTTGAAATCTCTACCGGAGACTACGCCGCCCATATTGCCGGAACTCCTTTCGGAGAAGCTTTGACTCAGCACCTTAGATTCAATCCGGACGAACTCAGTGCCTACGAAGCGAAAAAGGCACGCAAACTTGTCTCTGACTGGGTTGGCCAGAACGATTGGGATCTTTCAACTGAAGAGGGCAGGGAAGCGGCGACAAAGGAAATCAACCAGGCCGTAAATCAGGTACAGAAGTCTAAGTATGCTCAGGCCTTCGATGACCTGACTAAGAGCATGACTCAAAGCCTTATGGCCAGCGGAATCAGTGGCTATCGAGAGGAGAGAATTGCAAGGCAATATGCTCGGCTGCAGGCGGCCAGTATTGTGCGTTTGGCCAAAGATGCCAATATCGCTCCGGAACGCATTGCGGAATTTGCGCCGAGGATTGAATCCTCTAATGTGACAAGGGATGCTTTCTTTCAAGAGCCGTTGGATGCAGCAGAGAAGTTGCGTGCTGACGCGCAACAATGGAAGGAAACAGTTGACAAGTTGACCGCGAAACCTCGTCAACAGCTCATTATGCTTAGGCAAACTCCACTGATAATGAAACTTCTGGGCGCTGACTTCCAAGAATTACGATCATCGACCCATGTTTTCGATGGTGTATATCCCGGGAATAAATCAAGGGATGAACACCATGAACATCTGATGATGACAAAGGATGTTATTAAACAGATTCCCGAGGCCATTACAGATCCGGTAATAGTGGCAAGAGATGAAAGACACAACTCTTTCGTGTTCTTTTTAGATATTAAAGATGCGAATGGTGAATCGGTAATGGTTCCTGTCAGTTTCGAACATCCGACAGAGAAAAAGCCTGTAGTCTTTAATATTGTTAAGTCTGCTTTTGGACGAGGAAGACTTCAGCTCGAATTGCAGGGGCGGAACAATGCACTGCTTTACATCAACATAAAAAAATTAAAATCCTTGTACGGAACACCCGGGGCAGATTCCCTTCGATCCGTCAAGGATTTTAACGCCGTGCTAAAGAATTACTTCTCTAACGCCGACGGTTCAAGTGTAAAGACAGAGGCCGACCTAGTCAAGCTTCGGGAGCAGTTCCCAGGATATTACCAAACCGAAAAGATTGAACCGCAGTCCATCAATGTTCCTGCGACGGAAGTTTTTTCCAAGCTTGGCCTGGAGCTTCCGGATGGATTTAGGCCGAGCAACGTCACTCTGATCAGCACAAAACCAGTCACAGAAAACTCAAATATTGAAGAGTTTTCCGGAGCTGTTTTGCCGGACAACGCTCCGAAAGAACTGGTTGACGCTTTGGAAGAAAAGGGCATTCGGGTAGAGCTCAGCAGTAACCGCAAGACTGTGAGGGCTAAGGCCGTCTCTCAGCTGTCCCAAAAGATTCAGGACTCTCTTGTTTACTTCCAGAACGAGACAAACGAGCGCGGCGGCTACAGTCCTAAGCAAAACACAATCCACCTGACTCCGAATGCCGACTTGTCTACCTTTGCCCATGAAATGAGCCACTGGTATCTTGAAAACCTGATGCAGCTGGCAGGCGAGACAGGTGTCTCCGGACTTATCAAGCAGGACGCAGAAACTCTTCTGAAATACTTCGGTCTCAAGTCGCTGGATGAATGGAAGAACCTCAGCATCGAAGAGAAGAGAAAGTTTCACGAACGCTTTGCCTATCAGACCGAAATCTATTTGGCCACAGGAAAGCCCCACAATCCTAAGCTGATCACTGTTTTCAAGAATCTCGGTAAATGGATCAGAGACGTTTATCGAGCATGGACGGGCGGAGTGGCGGAACAAAGAGCGGCTCAGTACAAATCTGAGTTTGGAGAGGAACTTCCCCAGCTCTCTGAAGAAGTTCAGCGTGTGATGGACCGAATGCTCAATGCTGAAGCCGACCTTTATCAGGCCGAAGTTTCTGAATCCATGCGCCCGCTCTTTGATGAAAAGCCCAAAGACATGAGCGAAGAAGACTGGATCGCCATGCAGAAGGCGCATGATGAGGCGCTGGCGGACGGCGAAGCCCTGCTAAATGAAGCAAAAGCAAAGGACGAGAAGTGGTACACGAACGCCAGAGCCAAGACCTTGCGGATGATCCAGCGCAAGGCTAAAGAAATCCGCGACAAGGTTAAGGAAGGTGTTACGGCAGAGATCGAGGCTGAAGCCGGAACCCGTGCTTATGAGCTCATCAAGAAGAGCAATCAGATCTTTTGTATTGACTGGAGGTTTGATCAAAAAGCCTTGCTTGCAACAAATTTGAGCTACGAAACAATAGAGAAACTAGAATCTTTAGGTCTCGCAATAAGCGGCGGAATGGCGCCCTCAGACGTCTTGGAGCTTATGAGAGGTCAGGGAATTGTTTTCTCAACAGCCCAAGACATGGCTCAGGGACTTCTTGACGGAGCACGAAAAGACGAGCGCATCGAAGAAGAAACCACTCGAAGATGCATTGAGAAGTATTCCGAAAACTTTACTCAGGCAGGCATCGATGCTCAGATTACTGAGGCTCTACAGAACGAAGCCCGGGCAAGATTTGTCGCAACAGAGTTTAAGTATTTGGCAGGGAGCCCTGCAGGAATCAGCCAGAGAATGATCAATGAAGCAGCTAAACGTTCTGCCGAATTGATGCTGGCCAACATGCCTATTTACAACGTCAATCCTCGGAACTTTGTGGCAATGCAGGCAAGAGCCTCCAGAAAGGCTTATGAAGCATTGGCCAGCGGGGATAAGGGAAGAGCCGCCGCATACAAGCGACAGCAGTTGATGTATCTACAGGCGGCGCTTCAGGCTTTGGATGTCGACAAGCAAGTGGATCGCTTTGAACGCATCCGGAAAAAGACCTTCTCTGCAGATAAGAAACTGGCTAAGACTTATGACCTTGATGTCCTTAATGTACTTCGCGCTGTCTTCAACATTGAAGGGCTGGGGAGAACAAAACCCGAAGATGTAGACCTTCTAGCGGTAGAGAAGAGCATCAACGCTTTTAAAGACATGGCGCCTCCCGTGTATGAGATGCTGTCTGGAGTATTCAGCCGCTACAAGGGCATTAACGGAGGACAAGGCTACAGCAATCTGACTTACGGCGACTTCCAGGCATTGGCGGAAGACGTGAGTATGCTCTTTGCTATGTCTCGCCAGTGGAAAGAAACTACTCGTGAGGCAAAAGCAGAAGCGCGGGAACAGGCGGCTAAGGAACTGATAGCTCAAATGAACACGCAGAATCTGACGTATCACTCTGTAGGACAAACAGAAGCGACTACGCCCTTCGAGAAGTTCAGACAAGACGGGCTCTTGAGCCTTGGATCTTCGCTTGTCCGTGTTGAGTCCTGGTGCAACAAAATGGATACAGGCAATCCCAACCATCCGTTCAGATCCTACATCTACGATCCGGTTGCTCAGGCCACGGCTAAATTCCGCAACCGTAACAGTGAACTTCAGCAAAAGCTCGCAGAGATAATTAAACCGATGCAGAAGGAATGGCTGTCTCGGACGGACATCCACGCTCCGACTCTTAACTACACGTTTAGAACTAAGGCGGAGCTTATCGGAGCTCTTCTTCATACCGGCAATGAATCGAACAAAGAAAAGCTCTTGCTCGGTGGTAGAGGAAAGGGGAACGCCTGGGCCGAGATGGTTGAAGACCAAGAGGACAATAAAAAATTAGATACTAAACGATGGGATCAATTCATTTCCCAGTGTTACGCTGACGGCACAATCACCAAGGCGGACATGGATTTCGTACAGCAGGTATGGGATCTTCTGGAATCGACAAAGGAGGATGCGCAGAAGGCTTACAAGAATCTATACGGGTACACCTTCAAAGAGATTGAAGCCTCTCCGATTCAAACTCCGTGGGGAGAATATCGAGGCGGTTATGTTCCGGCGACAACGGATAAATACCTTGTGGCAGACAAGGCCACGTTTGATGAAATTGACCAGCTTACTAAGACAGACTCGCTGAGCCAAATGCCGGTATCAAATCCTGGCTTCACAAAAACTCGAGCCTCTGACTATCACGAACCTCTGAGCTTTGATATGGCGATCATTTCAAACCATATTTCCTCAGTTCTGAGATTCTGCTATATCGCCCCAGTCGCTCAAGATGTCGCCAAGCTGCTTATTAATAAGGATCTGAAGGAAAGAATCGATTCTCAGGATCCTACGACCATGAAAGACATGCTTAAGCCCTGGCTTAAACGGTCCTATACCCAGGATGTCAGTGACGGGAAAAGCGGCTGGATCAGCAAGAAACTCAATGAACTCAGAGGTATTGCCGGCATTAACATTATGATGGGCCACATCGTGAACGCTCTGCAGCAGTTCACAGGATTCTCAATTGCGCTCACTAAGGTTTCCGGAAGAAATCTCATTGACGCCGCCGGAGTCTTTGCCCGTGACCCGAGGAGGGTAACAGAACAGATCACTCAGCTTTCTCCTTTCATGATGTCTCGCCTCAATGACCGAGCGATGGAGTTCCAGTCTCAGGTCTATAAGATTTCCTCTACTCAGGACAATCGTGTTACGAAACAAAAGGGAATCTTTAATAAGACGGTTGCGGCTAAGGCTAAATATATTCAGCCTGTCCATGACTTCCTGATGAGAAAAGGATATTTCTTGCAGTCTTTATGCCAGATCCCGATTGATGCGATTACGTGGGTCGGAGCTTACAACCAGGCGCTGCAGAAAGGACGAACCACTGAGGAAGCGGTACTGGATGCAGACTCGGTTATCCGTACGACTATGTCAGACTTCTCTCCGGAAAACGTTGCGAATGTTGAAACAGGAAATGCTTTGTACCGCTCCTTCCTTGTTTTCTACAACTACTTCAACATGCAGTTCAATCTTTTGAACGAGCGCTTCCACGCAGACAGCATGGAGAAGAAACTGATTAAGCGTTACGGCATGTATGCTCGAGACGCGCTCTTAGTTGTGACGATTCCTTCAGTTGTTGCGAAACTCATTGAAGCGGTTGTCTTCGGAGATCCGGACACAGGAGATGATGACGAATTCGGCATGGACGATATGCTGAGAATGTTGGCCTCGGAATCCTTTAAGAATGCCGTGGCCATGGCGCCTATCGCCGGACAATTCATTAACACTGCCGGCGCCAGCTTAGCCAAAGATCAAAAAGGCGGAGCAGTCTCAGACGTGGCCCGATTCATCTGGGGAACCGATCCTTATGTAGGCCGAATTATGACTGCTCCTGCCTACGGCCTTATTGAGGGTAGCGGCAAAGCGATTCAGCAAACCGTTGAGATTCTTAACGATGAGGATGTGAATGCCCGTTCCTATACCCGCAATATGCTGGATCTTCTCTCTGTGGTGACAGGTCTGCCGCTTGGTTTCCTCAAGAAACCGCTGGGCTACATGGCGGGAGTTGAAGCAGGCGACATCCGGCCTGCGGACGCTGGTGAATTCGTTCAAGGGGTTCTCTCCGGAAGAGCGAAGAAGGACTAAGAGCCCGTCCATAAACATCCTTGCTGTCAAATGAAAATTGATGGCAAGGAGATCGCTAATGTCAATTTCTCAAGAACTTCGGAGAGCCGGTCCTTATATCAGTGACGGCTCGACAAAGGCCTTCACATTCAGCTTTAAAGTGATGAAAGGGTCCGACTTGTCCATCGTTGTTGCTGACAACAAGGACACTTCGGTCTCGGAAACGCTTGCCTCTACGAACTACACGGTTACGCTCAACGATAATCAGGAAAATTCTCCCGGAGGTACAGTCACTTTAAACAATGCGCTTCCGTCCGGAAAAGCGCTGGCGATCCTTTCGAATGCTCCTTTCCTTCAAGAAAAGGTCTTTACTAATGCCGGGGGCTTCTATCCGGAGGTTCTTAATGACGCTCTCGACACTCTGACTATTTACTGCCAGCAGCTGAAAGAAGCTATGGGGCGATGCTTGATTGTTCCAAGCACATCGGAGCACACACCGCAGGAGGTATTGGCAGAAATCCTTGAGATCGCTTCCACTGCCAATGATTATGCTCAACAGGCCCAAGCTATTTATGACACGGTTAAAGGTGATGTTGCGGAGATCAAGGCGCTAAAGGACGAGATTGATGACCTAGTCCTAACATTTCAGACGATCGAGCAACTTGCGGCCCAGGCGCAGGCCAACGCTCACTCGACGAATGACGACAAGATCACGTGCCAGCAGACCCTTCAGCAGATTCAAGCAATCGCGGCGCAAACCGGATTCTCTACCCGAACAAGCCCGTCGGTATCCGAGTCGGAGACTTTTCCGCTTTCTAATCTCACGCCTTCTGCCTACGTCAAGGCAGGAGACCTCGTTCTTAATACGACAAACGGTGACTTGTTCCGGATTACCGCGGTAACGGCAACGACGGCTACTGTCGGTGCAAAGATTTCAAATCTGCGAGGCCCCCGCGGTGAGCGCGGTTTGCAGGGCAGTCCGGGGCCTGCGGGCAGTCCGGGTGAGCAGGGACCTATGGGGCAAAGCCCGTATGCCACCTGCTTCGGGCAGTTTCAGGTCAACGAGGAAGGCGTACTCCAGCTTGAGTATGTGGGCCTGGCACCGGCTCAGTTTTCTATTAACGACAACGGAATAGTGGAGGCTACATATGCCAACTCTTAGTATTGGCAAAGTCCGTTATGTTTGGAAAGGCACGTGGAGCGCCACGGCTTCCTATGACATTCTTGACCGTGTTCAAGACAGTGACGGTTTTATTTATGAATCCATTAAGGCGGTTCCCGCGGGCACCGTGCTTACCAACGAAAACTATTGGATAAAACTTTCGGTTCAAGGCCCGAGGGGTGATAAAGGGGAGACGGGTAATGACGGGCCAAAGGGCGATCCGGGCGAGGCGCCGACCGCCATTCTGTACACCGAGCAGAATAATCTGACGGATGCTCAGCGGGCACAAGCTCGAACAAATATCGGATGGGCCGCAGCGTTCGCCGCGTCTTTTGCTTCGGCGATAGCGGCCTGGGTGACCAGCACTTTGGGCTCAAAGATCGAGGCCTATCTCGTACCGATTCTCAAACAGCTCTGCTTAGATAACGGCGCCACTCAGGCAGAGATCGACGCCCTCGAAAACGAATCTGATTCATAAGGAGTAAACACAATGGCATATATCGGAGAAACTATCGAGCTGATGTGCTCGGATGACTATAAAGATCGGATGTTGGCTGAATATCAACAGCTTGTAATCCGTAAGGATGCGCTAGAAAACCTGCTGGCCAAATGGGAAAAGGGAGAACTCAATTTCATTCCCAAATGCCCGAAGGAAATGCTTGTGAAGCAGTTTGAACTCATGGAAGAGTATGCGGAAATTCTGCGGCAAAGAGGCGTTATTGAGCTGGGCGAGGATATGTCGCTGACTTTAGGGGAATGAGCATGAACACACAAGAGATTAGAGAAGAAGCAAGAAAATCTTGCAAATATCCGGTCATCAGCCCTGAAGCGGTTGATGCCATGATCGACCGCGCAGACTACCACCGCGTGGAAGGTACGGGAACGATGGTCTGCACACTGATTCTCAAGAATGGCTTCACCGTTACCGACACTTCCGCATGTGTGGACGTTCGTAATTTCAATCCGGAAACCGGCAAGAGGATTTCCTATTCCAAAGCACGTGACAAAGTTTTCCATGTCCTCGCTTTTGCCTACTGCGACGAGCATTACGGAGAACAGGCATGACCACACTTGCAGAGATTAAGGCCAAATACCTGAGTGAGGCAATGGCTCGGCCCATTGAGAAGTATTGCATTAAAGACCATACGGGCCGCATTGTGGCACGTAGCAACAGCCCCGTCGTGCACGTTTTCAACAACGAGGCAGACGACGCATACGCCGCCGAGCACTACCAGCTCAAAGAGATTTACAACGGCATGAAGTTTTGGCTCGGTGAACTCTCTCCCGCTGGGTTGTATGCCTCTGCTGATGGTCAGTTCTACACGGAAACCGAGTTGCCCGAAAACTCCGACGCATTCTGCAAAGAGCGCTACAGCAACGAGATCAAGGCGGAGCGTAACGCCCGTATCAGTGACACAGACGACTATGTGAAACTGCCTGATATTACCGTTGCAAGATCAGCAGGAGCCAAGCGCAGTGCACTAGACGACGCAGACCGAATCAGCCTTGAGACATACCGACAGGCGCTCAGAAACCTGCCAGAAGTCGAAGGTTTCCCGTTTGTGCCGTGGCCGACGTTCCCGACTGCTTTGGCCTATGAGCTTCAGCAGAAAGTTGACGCAAGAACATCTATGAGAGGAGGCTTCAATGCTTAAACAGTTGATTCAGTTGCTTGTAAATCAGCTCGTGCCTAAACGTGCTGTGAATTGGGGGGGGGTAGTAAGCTAATCTATGGCAAGGAGGCCGAGCATCTATGCCTACCAGATTGGGATTCAGTAACTAACATTCCATTACAACCATCACAAGCGTATTCGTATGTCGCTCCTTACCCTTGCATGGTTGTGCTTCACGCAGGAGCTTTAACAGCGCCTATTACAGATACGCATTGTGGACTAGAAGTAAAAGGAACGTTTATTACGGTAGTTAGACGCTCTAGCCTTGATTCAACCGTCTATTGCTATTTAAAAAAGGGAGATACGGTTAAAGCCGCTTTTGCGGCAGGCGACACAACCTCCTTCTTAAGAATTTACAGGTTAATTTTACCAACCTAAAGCCTGAGCATTTTGGCTCGGGCAAGGAGTCAAAATGCTAAAGAAACTAATTCAACGATTGCTGGAGAGTAGGACTACTCCAGCACAGGCGGGGCATAATGCTATGCCGTCTTCCGCCTCAATAGAGCTATTAAGCGGAGGTTCCATCAACTCCGAATGGAACGGCAACGCGTATACGGGCGTGGCTGCTACTGATGGATATATAGTAACTTCAGCTAGAGCTACAACTCCTAACACCTTTCTTACGATAGTTAGTGCGGAGTTCACTTCCACTAATATGTTTTTCGCGAACACTGGAACCCTTTTAACTTCTGCATTTCCGATTAGCAAAGGTATGAGATGGACAATCATGGGGCAGAATGTGACTGAAATATCCGTGAAGTTGACTAAGTTAATCGGGGGGGTATCAAACTCTTAAGAAACTTCTTCTGCAAGGAGGTGGCCTATGCTTAAACAGCTTATCCAGCTCTTTGCGGAGAAATTCTTGCAGAATAAACGTGAGGCTATCCAAGCGTGGAATTACCCGACGGATACCGGAACCCAACTACAGCTTGTTGCTGGAAAGGACTACGACTTTGTTCCTCCCTCCAACGGTTTTATCCAGGTCACCTTGCGCGAAAGTGCTCAAGAGTTTAGCTTTAGCGCTCTCACACAAAGGGGCGGTAACAATGAAGAATGCCCAAGAATTAACGCATCGAATTTATTAGGATGGTACGCGATATTCGTCCCTGTTCAAAAAGGGGTTATGATCAAGCTTTCTACGACTATCTTTGGTTCCAGATCAAGATGTATATTTGTGCCTAACCAAGACTAACTCTGCTGTAGGAGGTGCGTCATGCTGAAATCAGTTTTAGCGCTCCTCCTGTCCAAGTTCGTGAAAAAGACGGACACTTCGTTTATCGCATCTCAACCTATGGCGGGGGATTCTGCAAATAGAGTCTCCCTTTATTCAGGAACGGGAAGCATAAACTATCAGGGTACGGCCGCAACGAACGGGTTTGTGTGGATTACGGGAGGAAGCAACATCAATGTCATTTATCTACACAACAATCGTTCAAGCCTCTCTTTTCGCTTAGAGGCCGGAAGCACTATGACGCAATGGCCACACGTGTTTTTGCCTTGCGCAAAAGGTGATACATGGGCGGCAGAGATAACCGCCCCTTCACAAACTCAAGCGTCAGTAATTTACTTTATCCCTTCCATCGGTGGCTAACCACTCCGCCCCTCGACTTGAGGGGCTTTCTTTCAGGTGTGCGCATTGAACTCTGGAGCGCTCCTAACATGGTCCTGATACTTGAAGCCGACACGATGGTTGACAATGCGAGGAGCCGCATTGAGGCCTATCGAGTTAGCCAAAATGCAGAACGTAAACCTCTAGGACGGATATGTGGCAGGACCTTTTCAATATTGTGCGCGACCTGGACGCCAATGCGATACGCAACTTGGTTGTCGGTATCGGCAGTCTTCTCAGCGGCCTAGTCGCCAGCGTGATGGGCGAGCACCTCTTTCTCTTTAATTGGCTGTTCGCTTTCGTGGTCGCGGATTATCTGACAGGCCTTTATGCGGCCAAAGTCACGCACACGCTATCGTCACGTGTCGGAATAAAAGGGATCTTGCGCAAGTTTGTCATTCTGCTCACGGCCATCGGCTTCCACGGCATTGACCAAATCCTGTCCATGCCGTTCATAGGCGCCTGGGCGATCGGTGCTTTATCAGTTAATGAACTCATATCCATCTTGGAGAACGTCGAGAAGGCGGGCCTGGGATCTGTCATCCCTTCCAGAGTTAGGGTCCTCCTGGATTCAGTACAGCAACAGCAGGACAAGAAAGTCAAAGAGAAGTTGGGTGTCAACGAGCCTAACCTCAAAGGAGAAAATCCCAAATGAGAAAGCAGAATATATTGTTGTATCCGCCTGAACTGGCAACTCAGTTCGTATCTGAGTTTGAACAGGGTCCTAAAGGCGGCCCCGCTCTTGAGTCTTACAAATGCCCTGCTGGGGTGTGGACCATTGGTTTTGGCCACACGAAAGACGTGCACGCAGGCGAGCACATTACGCGCAATGAAGCATACGACCTTCTAACTAAAGACCTGGTTCAAACACAGGAGGAGTTAGCAGCGCTCGTTCATGTGCCTGTTACCGAGAATCAATTCATCGCTTTAATGAGCTTTGTATTTAATTTCGGAATCACGAAATGCAGGCGGTACACCTTATTCAAAATGGTGAATGCTGAGAACGAGGACGGCATTAGAGAATGGTGGCCGAAGTATGTGAATCCTGGCTCGAAGTTTGAAGACGGGTTGAGAAGGCGCCGAAACGCAGAACTAGAACTATTTTTCAGAAAATGATCCGGGTAATTTTGATTATTGCCGCCGTGATGTTCTCCTCAGTGCTTGGTTATCACTTCGGCCAGCAGGAAACTGAGCTGAGGTGGACGCAGGAGCGGGAGCGGCTACTGGCTCACCAGATTGAAACGTTACATAGAAAGGATAAAGAAATTGCACAGTTGGAAAAGTCTATTGGTGTCCTTAACGATTCTGCTCTCAGGGTGCGCGAGCGAGACGCCGCGATACAGCGAAAGCTACAGAGGGAGCTTGGAGAGTGTGGTCGATTTAGACGCGCACTGGAGCTCTCTTCAAAAACTCTTGCAGAATGTGCAGAGCGCGCAGTCAGCGATAGAAGAATCATTGAAAGATGTGCAATCCAACTCAGATAGAGGAGAGAAAAAATGACTGAACTAGAAAAACTCGGTATCCAGAACAGTGAACGGACGAAATGTGAGGTCTGGACCCGCGTGATGGGATACCACCGCCCAGTCGATTCATTTAATATTGGTAAGCGAGGTGAGGTTGCAGAGCGTAAATATTTTGACGAGCGCAAATGTATTTGCCGTAAATAAATAGTCCTTTTGTCTTTTATACAACAAGTGAAAATTTCCGTTAAAACCATTAAAAATTTCCGTTTTACATCCATATAACGGAAATATAACGGAACCGTTAAAACTAACTATTTGAATAGTATTGAAAATGTGGTGCTAGTCCCGGGCACCAGACCTAATTCTTAAGACCTCGTAGATTTGCGGGGTTTTTCTTTGTCCCAAAAATCCCTAGAACTATCCGAGCCTTCATTTCATTAGCGGGTTGCGTGGTTAGTTTAAATTCTCACTTTCAATTCTATTTGCGCGACCTAAAGCGCTCGATGCTTCCGTTCTTTCTAAAGAGACGGTTTCAGATTTGACTTTTAGTTCTCGATAATTCATGAGTATTTGGAGAGGTTAATAGCCTTTTTACGCAAATCCTTAACTTAATTTGGGGTTAATTACGGTAAAAACGCGTTCCATTATTGACGAATCGTAGGAATTCCTTAGGGTGAAAATTAATCATCCCTTCGATGATTGCCTAGCTTCTGCATGGTTCACGTTACTAAGGTTAGTTGGAAAGAGCTTATGGCAAGGTTCACTCAAAATTGGTACGTATCGATTGTTCAAGGTAAAAACAATGCGAACTCGACAGGAGCCATTTTTTCTAAAGTTCCGGTAATGCCTTGGATCCATCATCGCCTTCATCCGGTGCTGGTGAGGATTTTCTTGAGATTAGGTCTTTCCAAAACGCTGAAAGAAGAAAGAGTATTTTCTCCGGGTGAACGTGTTGACCACGTGGTCCTCGCTACTAGAGGCGTGACTGCTCGTGCGATCGGCTCAACAAAAGGAGACAGTCCTGCAATTGCGCTTTCCACACCTGGTCATTTGGCGGCCGGTAACTTGAATTTCTTCTCCTGACGGCCCGAGCCGGACACTACTTAGCGATCACAAATGCCGAAGTCGCTTATGTTCCGCGGAATATTTTGGCGGAACTCGCCAAGCAAGACAGTCTAATCAACGAACTGCTGCAAGTTCAGTTTGAACTTGCCAGTCTCTCTGATCGAGTGGGCGTCTGCTGTTTATCGCTATTGAGTAAGGAAGACAAGCTAAAGGCATTTACTTCGACTTGGGCGCTCAACTTCGGCACAAGGTTTTTAACAGAGAAGGCCGAAAGATGATTCGAATGCCGGTTCCTTTGACGAGAAAATATCAGGTTCTGGTCACTAACTGCTCTTCGGTTTGGCTCGACAAAGTACTCCATAACTGGGTTCGGGAGAAAAAATGGGAGCGAGACTGAGAATTCGTACTCGTGAGTCCCGAGCTTTTGGACCGTACTACCGCTGGCTGAGAGGATGTATGGATGAAGCGGATACCTACAACTACCCCAAAACTTTGTCTGAGCAAATCTTTTTCGAAAGTAATCCTGCTTGA